CGTCAGCAGTTCGGCATCGTGGATGACCATCGTCCCACCGGGGTTGAGGGCTTTGTTGAACAAGGCAACCATTTCGGGAATCATGCCGTCCCCGTGGTCGGAATCGTGAAAGATAAAGTCAAAAGTCCTGACCTCTTGCAGGGCCATGTGGCTCGGTTGGTTGTTCCATTCGACCTTGAACTGCGATAGGAGGGCTTTGCGTTTGTCTTCTACGGTTGTGTCGGTATCGTAAACCACCACGTCAAGCCCAGCCAAGGCGATAGCGAGCGTTGAGTGTCCGAGGTAGGAACCGAGTTCTAAAGCGTGGCCTCCCTTGTGCTTCTTGGCTTCCTCGTAGATTTCAATGATATGTTCCACCGCAGTCGTGTAGATGTGCGAGTAGTCCAAAGCCTTGAGTTGGTCGATGTGTTTTTTCATGCTAAAAAGTTATGACAAAGCGTTCGGGCGAAGGCCAGCCGGGGTTGGAGTCAAATACCTTGGTGTCGGGTTTCTTTCCAACCCAAGTTTCGGCTCGGAATCGGTGGTCCCTTGCAGGTTCGCCCAGTTCCTTGATGTGGGACGACTTCGCCCACCAAAAGTTGCCCCCAAAGTACGGATAGCCTTCGGGGTTGTTGGCATCGGCCATGTGAGGGAACTGCTCCTTGGTAATCCAGTGGCAGCCGACCGCATCGACCTGCTCCAGCATTTGAAGGGACCGCTCCCAAGCCACCACGTTGAAGAATAGCATGGACCTCCCCCATAGTTGGGTGGTCAAGGATGGATTCGCAGCCCCCTTGGTGTGGGCGTAGAGGTACACGGCTTCCTCTTCCTGACTTGCCCGGTACATCTCGGTCAGCGTCGCCTGCTCCCAAGCGTTGGTCCGGGTTACTACGACCTTGACCTTATCGGCAACCATCGAGTTCTCCAGCACCTCCTTGACCGCTTTGCGTTGTTCGGGAGGTCCGACGATGCCGACACGAATCTCGTCCAAGACGTTGATGAGGCCATAGTTGCAGACCGCCATCATGTGCTGGTTGAGTATCAACTGCCAATTCCCTCCGCAGTAGATGTGGTAGTAGTGGATGACTTTCATAAGGTCCAAAGGAGGGTCAGTAAAGTGAGGATGAAGAAAACGGCTGCAAGCGTCTTCCCGATTTCGATGAGCAGATCAAGTATGCGTTCGGGGTTCATGGGGCAAAGTTAAACCACAACATACTTCCCTGAGTTGCTTACTCTTAACTTGTTGAGTGCCACATACCGCATCGCATCGCAGGCGTGGTTAAAGGAATCAATCGGAACCCCCGTGTTCTTGCCTTCCTTATCGGTTGCCCAAGTGTAGGACCGCAATTCCTTGATGAGGTTTGTGCTATCCTTGGTAACCTGCAACTTGTAGCGTTTGAGGATGTCAATCCCGTTCCTGACCGAATCGGGGCCTTTCTCCGCTGGCTTGATGTTAAAGCCAAGTCGGTAGATTTCCTCGATGGACTTCGGTTCGGCTGAATCGGCCACGATCTCCCAAGCCCGTGTAATGCCGAGCGACCGCAACTTGTCTGCGATGTCTTGGTTGGTTAGGCCCGTGGAGTAGAGCAGTTCTTGGATGAGCAGGCAGTCCCCTTGGCGGTAGATAGCGACCAAGGCCGTAGGGTCGTTGCTGAAGCCCCAGTCAAGCCCAAGGGCAACGAATTTCGCACGGCTGACATCGATACCCTCCACCACCTCGAAGTCCTCGTAGATGGCCCCCTGAAGCGTCCCGACCTGACCGAGGCCATAGACCTTCCACCAGTTCGCCCAGTATGCAGAGGTTTCGGCTTTGGTGCGGTTCAGTTCGATGTCCCTCTTGATGGTATCAGGCAGGGCCTCGTTGTCGTTGTAGGTAAGGATGACCAGTTCTGCATCCTGTTCGGGCAAGACCTCCGTATGCGCCCAAAACTCATGCGTCGGGTTGAAGTCGATGTAGATGGCCTCGCTGGTACGGATTGCCAACTGGTAGTAGGACTCAAAGTCGATGTTGTTCGCCTCGTTGATGTAGACGACCTGCCTCCTTGCCCCTCGGAGCCTTGCCTCGGAATCAGCCGAAAAGAACTCGATGATTGAACCGTTGGCGAAGTGATAGGTGAGCAGGGTCTTGTTCCATCGGTCTGCGACCCATCGGCCTGTCCATTGCATGACCTTCGCAAAGTCCTTGATTGCACCCCTCCGTAGGTGGGGGATGGATTCGGAAACCACCGATATCTCGGTCTTGTTCTTGGCTGCGATGTCGATTAGGACCGCAAGGATGGCGAGGGTTTTCCCCGCACTTGTTCCGCCTTGGATGACCTTCTTCCGGGCCGTCATCCGACGGATTCGGCTGATGGCGGTCGTGTACTTAAAGTCCATCCCCAAACAGGGGTTGCTCGATGTGGACCGTGTTCTCCTGCTTGTCAACCAAGCCAAGGAGGCGTGAGGCGATGTTGGCCGAGTAAACGCCAGCACTTGAACCCTCCAGCATATCCTTGTCGCAGGTCAGCCTTATGCGTGTAATGATTGATAAGAATTCCTTGTGATGGTCGCTATCTCCATTTCGATACTGCGATAGGTTATGGCAAACGCCATTCTCTGCAAGGTATCCCTCAAAGCCCCGAAAGGTAATCGGACGCTCTTTGTCCCGGTAAACCATGTTCCCATCCTTGCCGACATAGTCCTGCACACGATATGGGTTGGCCTTGTTCTCGGCTCGGTATTGCTCAAACGCAGCCCATAGTTCTTCGGGGGTATTCCAAATTGGGGGTCGGCCTGCCATCAGTATTCGATTTTGTCGATTAGGTCGCTTATCTTGTTTACGATTTTCATTTTCACTTCGTACTGGTTCGGGGCATTGGAATCGTCCACAGCTCCGATGCAGTCGCAGAGGGTCGTTATGACCATCATCAATGAGTCCATCCGAGCCTGCACTTGGGCTTCGTCATCCTTCGCCTTCGAGTTCGCCAAGTTCTCGGAGTTTATTTCTTGACCATGAGAGAGCCGACTTGCCACCCCAAAGGAGGTAGGAGATGTAACCGCAGTCCGAGGTGTCGTCTGCGTTGTCGTAGTAGGTTTCTGCCCGGGACAGGTAGGAGTGCATCCGCTTGATGGTTTCGACCGAGATGGCTTCCCCGTTGGCTAACTGCTGCGCCCGGACTTTGCCCGTTTGGGTGGCGCACTTGTTCCCGTTGCGCTCGTTGAGTTCTATCCCTCGCTTGGCATTAGAGCGAATCTCTTGGCCGTAATCGGAGTACGACTCGAACTGCTGCCTTTTGTGATTCTCCCACGTTGAGCCGCAAACCGCAAGCCGTTGAGCCGTATCAGGGAACTCTGCATTGGTTTGGTTATTGCTCATGCAGCGACCGATGAAGCCTTCTTTGCTTTCGTTATTGTTCGGGATTGGCAGGGGCATTCAGGGAGTGGGTTATGGTGTTTTGGTTGACTTCGAGGAACAAGTCCGCTTGCAGGTAAATGTATTGAAGAGCCGATTTTACGCAGTCAGCGCACCACCAATTCGTAGGCGGTCGTCCGTGAGCCGTGAGGATGGCTTGCAGTTCTCCAACCGCATCGGGTGGCAGTCGCATGGTTAGGGATGCCACATATTGGTCCCAGTACTTGCGATGCTTTTGGGCAATTACGAACTGGTCGTTGGTCATTTGAAGGTCCATTCCCGGATGATTATTGCGGTGGCAGATGAGGCAAGGCCGAGGATTGGGGCCAAGTACCACTGGCACGTTGGCAGGGTCAGGGCAAAGCCAAGCCAAAACCCGAAGCAGGTCATGCACGAAAACGGCTTCCGCTTGACGAATGGCAGAGCGTAGAACCATCCCGGCAGGACCCGGAACTCCACGACTGCAAGGGTCGTCAAGGCACTAATCAGGATTGGAAAAACCAGTATATCCATTGGCTTCGATTGCGGTTTTGATTTTGGCTTTGGCCTGTTCGATGGAGTAAATGATGCTCCGGTAAGGGATGCCCGTTTCCCGGCTCATGGCCTTCATGTTGCCTGTCTGCATGAGCAGGTTCAGCAGTTCTTTGTCATACGGGAAGGCTCCGTCCTTGGCCCAAGAGTCCATCTCTTGCTGGGCGATGGCCCAAAGGTCGTCGAGCAGAGAATCGTAGTCCTTGCCTTCTTCTTGGGTTTCGGGGTCAACCTCGACCCGCTCGTCGTGATGACGGTACTTCTTGGCGAATTGGTTGTTGTTGCCCCGGTACAGGTTCATTATCAGGCGAACGATGTAAAAACGCAGGTAGCCTTGGACCTGCATCTTGGTAATCTTGTCGGGGTCTTTTTCGAGCAGAATGAGGACGACCTCTTGCTCAAGATCCTTCCAAAGCGGATTGCCCCCCGTGATGGTGAGGCAAGCCTTGCGGATTTCTCCGCTTCGGTACAGGTCAAGAATGGTAGCCTCTGCGTTCACTCACGCAAAGATGGCGGGGGTTCTCGCTAATGTTGCAAAAAATCTCTCGTCCTGTTTAAAACTTGTGTACGAAGAAATTTAATGTCCGGCCTTGCTCTCATGTTTATTGCAAGGATTTCGAGGTTGTGCATGACCGTTGCGTGGTT